AAGCACGACGAGCTGCGCCAGCACGGATGACTTGTTGATCGTACCCGCCAAGCTGAAACTCGGACTCTCGAACGCTTGCGGCCGAGCCGGTATTAACGTCCAAGCCGGATGCTCCTTGAATAGCCCGCGTCTGAGAGATCGTCGCTCGCGTCTTCATCCCCTGCTGTTGTGCCTGAACCTCGCCGAGGGCCGTCTCGTAGGCTGCATTCTGCTTGGCGATCTGCGCATTCATCTGCGCAATGCCAGCTTGGTAGTTATACGCAGCGGCTTGAGACATGCCACTATAGGCAGCACCAGCAGCAGAAGTGATACCAGAGATCACCGTCGCGGCAAGCGCCATCTCGCCAATGCCGAAGTCAACCATTGGTTATCCTATACAGTAGGAGATCGTCCCTCCCATCAATAGTGAACCCATAGTGCCCACTATTGATGGGAGTATTTTCAAACTTGGCTCCAAGCCACTCAAGCCATCGTCGGCCATATACGTTTTCACAGCTACAGAGGCCAACTAAAGTGGGGTATGATTCGAGGACTTCGTTAAGAACCCTCCTTGACCAACGGATGAATCTTAGAGGATGCTGCCTACAAATCTGTGAATCAATCATCCACAGATAGGCCTTATTAGAAAAGATCGTCGCCGGGATAACCCCTATAGCACAAGCCTCGACGCCATCAGCGCGGCCCAGCCATATCATAGTTGACTTGGTCATACCAGAAACATGAAGGTTGAAGAACTCCTCGGAGCAATCGTATCCAAGGAGGTTGCGAAGATTGAAGGTGGTGACGCGTTCGACGGTGACCTTCATTTCGTATCTCCCACCACCACCTCCGGGATAACCCCAAGCACCGTCGCCGGAAGAGGATCGTCAACCTGAAACCAAAGCTGGCCTGGAACGTCCCAAAGCGGATCCATGACGATACGATCATCGCCGGTAATCAATGGAATCGGGGAGCCGATTGGAACGGTGATATTCATGTCCTTCAACGGCATCAGCGTCTGCAAGGTCCGGCCAGCCTTTACCCCTCGGGTGTTGGCGAACTTGAAGTTGAGAGCGGCAATCTTCTTCCGCTTCCCTTGGATCGTCGGCTCGCCCACATCAAGTGGCATCGTCTGGCCTTGGCATTGGAAGCCGAGACCTGCGGTGACTTTCGTTGCTGACGAGGCGAGGGTGATCGAGCCATCAGAGGCGACCACTTGTGGCGTAACGATGCCCCCGTCAGCGTTAATTGAAACCGTTTGGCCGACTAGGTAGTCAAGGCCGTAGAACTTCGTCGCTGGGGTCGCGATAGACCAAGAGCCTGCGACGAAGGGGGGAGGGATTCCCACGCCAGTGGAGAAGTCCTGGATAAGCTGTGTTATAAGCTGCGTGACTGTTCCATTGATTGCAGTAGGCGATACGAATCCTGTAATTGTAATAATACCACCTCCAGCTCGCAGGACTTGGCCAACGCTTGAAGAAGAAAATACGCTTGCTGTAGCGGTAATTCCGACGGTGCCGCTAGCTCCAGATATCTGGATAGTTGCACTCGGAGTAGGGAGGCTACTTCTAATTCCTGCATCAACTGCCCAAGCGTCTTCTGCGCCATAGGTAAGGTTCCTTTCCGCCATTCGCTCAATCCATTGAACTATTGTCCCGTTCGGGAGTGTCCGTTGGACAATGAAGTAAGGGGCGTCGACCTGCCCCTCCTGGATCGTCGCAACGGACTTGTACAGGCCTTGAGTGTCATGTCTAGCCCAGCCAGAAATCTGTTGCTCTTTCATAAAGGTCAGCGAGAGAAGAATACCGTCATCACGGACGGTCCAGACGAGCTTGAAAGGCTCCTCTGCGTAGGCCCACTGGACAATCTGGTGCTGGAAGAATAGATGGTTGGAGCGGACGGAGATGTCGGTTCCGGTATAGATGGCGACATAGATGTTATAGGAGAGATCCCGTACGATCGAGCCTTTTGCCTGGACGAATAGGATATCCTCGTTAATAACAAGCGGGGTGACATCTGACGCTCCGTTGTAGGCCTGTGGCATTAGGGTGGCGTTGCCTGGGGTCACCGCGAGGGTCGAGTTCGCGCCTTGGCCGGTGGTGAGAGTATAGGCGCTTCGCCCGGTGAGGAAGATGAGGCCTCCAGGCATTGGAAGCATATGGCGGATTTGATTTAGCTGGTTCGAGACGATCGTGCCTGTGATAGTGTCGGAGGCTTGGACAGGCTGGGACTCGTTGAAGTTCTGGAACGCCCCAGGCTGAGAGGCCCAGAAGGACGCGGGGAACTGCGTCGAGCCGCCGTAGTAAGCCCTTTGCTGGAAGAAGCTAACCGCGCCTGGATTATTCGAGGAGGCGAAAGGCATGTTGTTCGTGATTGGCGGAGCGGTGGTGAAGTCGGGTGAGATATTAGAGTCGATGAAACTTGTCCCTATGCAATTGCCAACGAAGCCAAAGGCCGCGCCCGATGGGATCGTGCCGGTATAGGATATCTCGGCCTTGAAGATGTTGTAGGAAGTCGCACCAGGAACTGCGGTCCAAGAGATCGTGGCTGTCCCGGCGACAGAGGCGATGTTACCACTTCCTGTGGCGGGGGAGACGGTGACTTGCGAGGTTAGGCCTGGGAGGCTTTCTTCTCCGAAGGCATCAACACCAGTCACGGCGTATTGGTAGGTGGTAGAGATCGTCGTCCCAGAGCCAGGGACAGGAATGGTTACCACCAAGGAAAGGCCGGTAGGGGCAGGGAGGAGCGTCCCGAAAACGAGAGTAGTGAAGAACCAATTCGTCGGAGCAGCAAAGCTAAGGGTCGTTGGTGGATAGGAAGGATGGGTGATGTAGAGCACGCTCACGCTTTGCGCAAACTTGATCCCTGGGTTTCCAGAGATAGAGTTTGGGAACAAATCGGATGCTGCGTAGGGAGAGGTGATAGTATATACCCGCGACGCAGTTCCACCGGAGGAATATGATCCAAAGGAGGTAGCATTGATTGGGTTTCCATTGACATCGTTGAGCGTGATAAGACTGCCCACTATGCCTGCGACAAGCGCAAAGCGGTCGTTCATCTGTGGCATGCCGACGGTATTGGCGAGGAAGATCCAATCTCCGACAACGAAGTTATGCCCAGGGATATTAGCGATAGAAGGCGAGGCGTTAGAGATCGAGGATATCCCGAAGGGAGATTCGAGGACTGGAGCGCCATTGGAGTAGAATCGGCAATAGTGGTCACCGAACTCGACCATGTAGGTGACTGAAGTCGTGACGGAGAAGCCTACAAGGCGAGAGCCAAAAGACCGGCATTGGAGGACGTAGGAAGAACCTTGGCGGGTGCTGACGCCGGAACGATAGTCCACGAAGAAGTTACGACAATTGGCAAGACCTTGATGGTACGTCGCAAGGTCGGTCCGCGCGAAGATCGAAGGCGCGAGTTCTCCTGCGGCAAAAGAGGTTTGGATTACGTTTTCGCTCAAAGCCTATTGATCCTCACATAAAGCCAATAGGAGGCAAGAGTAAATACAACTCCTCCCGCAGCAAAGCCTAAGAGAAGCGGAATAAAGTCAGTAACTTGGAAGTAGTCCGCCAAAGTCCAACGCTCCCCACTCCGGAGTCCATGCCCAATCCCAAGCGAAGTCAATTCCTCGGGTCCGAATCCAATCTGGCGTAATATCGTTGATCGTTAATCCCTCGTTCCCGTCGGAGGTTCTGGCGATCTGGATAATATCGTTCGCATCTTTGATTCGGAGATTAGCAAGCGCCTTGTCGCCCGTAAGCGCGATCGTAAGCCGCGCAGCCAAGTGCATCGCCCAGGCTTCCTGAAGCTGATCATCCATAACGTCCGGATTAGAAAGATCCTTAATATAAGCGAGAACGGCGAACTCTTGGTTAGTCCAGATGACCTTGACATCAGGGCCTCCTACAGCAGGGACACCGTTGACGACCTGATCGACCCCTACAGCGAACTTCACCGGGGGTCCAGACCAGAAATTAGGAGCGCCACCAGTAATAGCAGTAGTGATAGGAACACCGGCAGTGAAACCAGTAGTGAACTGAGGAACCACGAATAGAGGACGGAGGCAATCGCTCGGATATGCGTATTCATAGACCCACGGAGGTGGAGGTTGACCCTTTT